CCCTTTATTCTGACTTCTTCCTCATAAACACCATCAGATATCCATATATACACATCGTTGTTGATGTATTTTCCGACTTGATCTACAGCATATTGGATGGTTTTAAAAGGTTCTGTTAATGTTCCACGTGAAACACTATCTACACCTGTTAACACATCCACATATAACTCAATTTTATCTTTAGACATGCCATTCAGTTTGTCTTCTGTTACTCCGTATTTATTAGATACGTTGCGTGATTTAGTAAGAGGATTCATATCATCCCAACCATTACCCACACGTTCTCTCATCTGTATGTCTTTTGGCATAATCTATTCACTCCTCTCAACTTTGTACCAATGGGAATTAGCAGGTACATTAGCTGGCTCAGTTGCTTGAACATAAATGTTCGGTTTCTTCTCAAAAATGGTGATGTTGATAAGATTTTCTAGCGTCCCATCTTCTAACCACTCGTTTAACAATTCTCTTACAGCTTCTAGTAAACCATCTTCCATAAGCCACTTGATGACTTCATTCCATCTATCAATCATAACATTGGTTAGTTTACCAAGCTCATGAGCATATTGGATTAACATGTTCACCTTTTGTAGGAGAGATAAACTCTCATCCATAGCTGTGGGTAAGTAGTCAATATTATATCTGTACGGTAGCATAGGGTTCAAGTTTGCCTGTGGTATTAATTCGGGTCTGTTCATTCATAAACCTCCTTTAGTATACAAGCATGAATAATTCTGACATTTCCTTGAAGATCATCTCTTCAATCTTGAGAATTGCTTCACGATGTTTCATGATCATTTCTGGATAAGTCACAACACCCTGCTTACCGAACACATGATCAGCTAGAGTAAGTTTTTCGTCCTTATCAGATTTAAAGTCATCCTTGTTGTTTGCCGTGGTGTCGCTAGATGAGTTAGCCGTTGTGTTACTAGTTGAACTAGATTCACTTTCAGCAGAGTTAGTTGAGTTACGTTTGTTGTCATCCTGTTTGATTTCACTAGCTGACTGGATGATGTTGTCATCGTTGATGATTGCAAGTCTATCATCTGGAGTATCCTCACGTAAGTTCTTGTTTTTCTCCGTCTCACTGGCTGTCCCATCTGTTTTACTTTCAGAGTTAGCAGAAGCATTACTTCTACCTTCACTCTCGTTATTAACCGTGGTATTGATTTTTCTCTCATCCACTTGATTTTGTTCTTTATCTTGAGACATTTCTCGTTTATAATCAATGTTATAAAGAGGATTGTATTCAAGGTTAGTAGATTCGATTATTTTATTCCAGTATGGCATGTATTGCTGTAACCAAGTCTCTAACTCAAATTTGAAACGACCTTCTGTCTCGAAACCAATTTCTCTGAAATAAAAGTGACGAATGAATTTTGTCTCAAACTCTTTCTTGTAGTTCTGGTCAATCGGGTATTCAAAGTCAAAGAGTTTCTTTCTACCTTCATCAATTATCGAATCCCTTTTCAAACCTGTCTGAAATTGAGTCGCCCACTCGATTATTTGTTTGAGTGGCATCGTGTAACTCGACATGTGGTTGCACCTCCTTCCGCAATCTAACCGACACATTCAACCCGTAATACTCGTTCATAAGCTTGCAGGCTTCTTCTCGCGGTGCCAAGTAGACATTTGCGGAGCTTTGTATCTGATCGTTGTTACTTTCAACCTCACTTGTTATCAATCGTTCCTTCTTATCTGTGTTAGCATTTGATTGTCCAAGGAATGTCATTACTTCATTCCAGTTGTCATTAAAGAGGTTTGTCAACTTATCAGCCACATAAGGTGCACCTGTATTGATTGCTTGGATAGAGTCGGAGTTAAACTCTTCATTCACAAGAATCATAGGAACGTTACCTTCCCACTTGTTGTAAATCTGTTTCAGTGAGAGAAGTGTCTTATCATTACCAGATAGGATAATAGGTGTCTTCTGCGCATTCTGGTTAATGTGAATCGTTTCCTTGATCTCTGCAAGAGTGTACGCATACATATCAAGAATGTTCAGTGTAGGTTGCACCTCATAGTTGTTATAAATGACAACACCATGGGTTTCATTTTCTTGACCAGCAGGTAAACCATACCAGTAAATAGGAAACTGTTTTTGATACTGTGGTGCGGTTGCTTGGAATGTGATTGGCTTGTTGTAAATGTTAAGTTGTCCTCCAAGTGCTCCACCTAGTGCAAGATAACCAAGAATGTCATCCTTATAGATTGAAATATAACCTCTTTGATGTAACTGTTTCTCAAGGTAGATAGGATCAATTGTTTCTGGTAAACCCTCCCACTCAAACATCTGATACGCTAGGTTGTATAGGTATTTCTGATACATAATGTACCACATTCTATTTCTACCTTTTTGCACTTCTTCTATTGAACGGTAGCTACTATTTATCATCATATCACCTCATTTGCAGGAGAGTAGTTTCCTACGTCATTCACATGCCACAATGTAATACCACCGTCAAAGATTGCACGTAACGTGTTTAAATCTTGGTTAGGTACATTGCCAGTGATGTTGCAAGCTTCTGTTTGAACGTAGTTAAATATTGATCGAGTGCGTAAGTTAGGTACTTTCACTCTGTTTACCTTATAACCATAACACTTAAAGAAGTCTTGTAGTTTCCGTTTGTATTCTGGTTTAATCTGTTTGATAAGAACCCTTACACCGTAGTATTTGTTACCGAATGAGTAAGCGATATTACCACCCATTTTACCAAGGGTTGCGGGTATGTTATTGATGTCTTTCAGTTTAGCATCAATGCTTTGAATGTTTAAGACAGCATTTCCTGCGGTTCCTACAAGATTCGTTCCCGCCTGCGCTACAGCTAATGGATCACGTGAACCTGCCGCACCGACACCAGAGATGATAGAACCAACTGTATTTGTTAATCCACTAAACGCCGCACTATCTAACTTGTTGCGGATACTGTTTGCGTTACCCTGCATATAAGCTGACGTGTAGTCATTGATGATTGGGATATCATTTGTGTTCTCATTAATGATGGCGTGTTCCATTGAATCATAGTCATCTGCACCATTATAGTTATCTGGAGCATAGGAAATTTTACTACCAGAACCAATGCTACCCTTTGCTACTAATGTGAGTCTACCATTCGGTAGATATTCAACCTTTAATTCTTTTCTACTACCTCTGTAGTCATCAATTACAAGAACGGTGTATGGATACATCAGAATCTTTGACTCTGGAGGTTTTTCGAGTAAACTGTAAATATCTGTTACAGGTGAAGAGAAGAACGTGAAAGCAGGAGCACTTGTGATTCTAATAAGATTAAAGTCACCAATCATTTCATGTGTTGCTGTCATACCTTGTCTGAAAACAACTGTATACTTATTCTCTGTAAGGGTTACACTAGCTGTAGCAAGACCAACATTCTCAGTTACATACAAGTTAACAATTGCATTTACAGAGTTGTCATTTTTGTAAAGTTCTTTCAGAATATCTTCTACAGTGTTTGTAAACTTAACCGTTGTGTTATCTACATTGGATACAGGGAATGTAACATCTACTTCTGGAAATCTAGCGCTTGTGAAACGATCAATTGGAACAATGTAAGTGACTAATGGTTGAGGTGCACCAATGAAAGTAGGAACGATTTCTTGATCTCCTTCTTGCACTTCGTGGATTTCTTTTGTTGCTTGGATAACCAACCATTGTAGTCCTTGATATGGTTGATAAGTGTAAGAGCCAACAAGATCATATTCACTACCGTAATCAAGTCCCTCATCTAATGTGTTGATGACAGGTGTACCGTTTGCGTTATACTCTTGTGTATGCTCTCTTACAACGTAAGATTGTTGAAAATCCATTTGTTGCATCCAACTTTGCAGAACATCAATCTGAAAATAAACCCTTGTTGATTCGCTTGAAATCCATTCAATTTCTGTCACAAAAGCATAGAAGTAACGGTTTTCATATTGTGTGTTTTCAAATGACATGTAGTTCACATTATACAAAGTGTCATATGGTGCGCTTACAGTAACGTATGGGTTAGCACCTCTATTCGCATTCTTTCCAACAAATTTAGTTTGACTCATTGAGTAAACCAAGTTTCTACTATTAAAGTAGGATTGTTGTTGAGTTAATGAAGTGAACCATCGTGTATGTTTATAATCACTAGTGAAAGGAATGCCCGAGTAAAAACGGACATTCGATCCACTTGTTGGGAGTGTTGCCATTTAGTAACCTCCTTGTTAGTTGGCAGGTTGAACGATTAAGATAGCTTCACCCTTAACCTCAACTGGGGACTCAGGATCACCAGTAGCTACAGTAGCATTAACGATGAATTCTCCACCTACGTGAGCCGCAGGAACTGTTACAACACCATCTGCGTTAATTGTCATAGAGCCAACATTTGAACCACCTTGAGGTAGAATAGTCCAGCTAACAGTGTGTTTTGTGACGTCACTTTGACGAATTGTTGCGGAGAAGTCAATTGTTTTACCTGCTTTAACAGAACCGATTGCAGGTGATACAATGATTTGTTGAACTGGATTTACTTCTGCTGTATTATCAACAAATGCCACAGCATTAGCAAAACGTGAAGTAGAAAGAATCTGCCATACATGGAAAAAGTAGTTCCAGTATAACCCTTGTCCATTACGTTGTGACTCCATTTGTAGTGCTTGATCATAAATCATGAAGAACTCACGGTCAACCATTACAGCTTTAAGACCAGTAGAAGCGAATCCATCAATCACAAGTCTGCGACCAAGGAAATCAGCCTTACTCATGTTGAAAGCAGATGCTAATACGTCAACATCCATTTCCGCTTCTGTGTCAGCGTCAAAGATAAAGTATACATCATCTGGATCAGACTTTGTATGAACAGCCATTGCATTGAAGTCGCGAGTACCCATTGGAAGTGTCATTTTACGGAATGTTCCACGTGCCTTCTTCGCTAAATCTTTAACACCATCGAATTGCACAACTTTAAAGAATCCTTTAGCGTAGTAGCTGTCAATCAAAAGTTTAGTGTATTTGTACTCGTCAAACTCAGATGCATTGTACATAGATTGAATGATTGTAGAAGCGAATTCTTCAAACTTCTGTGAGTTTGTGAATGCGGCTTTCAATTGCTGGTCAGAAATTGTCTGCTTGTAGAACGATTGACGGTTTCTTTCATGGAACAAAGTTTTAACGTTAGGAATTTCACGTTTGAATACCTCTGTCTCAGCTCTTTCTGGATCGTATACATGTTCTTTAGCGAGGTCAGTGAAGACTTCTTCAATCTTGCGACCATACTCTAGTGTGCCACGTTTGAAAGGTTTAAATGGATTCTGCATTAATTTGTGATGAACAACAACTAGCCCAATACGATCAACTAAAGCTGTGATAAAGTCATTTTGTAAAGTTTGGGAAGCGAGTAGACCTTGTCCGAAATTAACGATGTCTTCTTTCGCTGTCAAGTTTTCAAACTGTGAGAAGTTGCCACCTTCATTGATAATAGCATTGATGATGTCATAAGTTTCTGTAACACCTAGTGCCAGTTTAAAATCTTTAATAGTAATACGTGCCATAAATTTTTATCTCCTTTGCGTTAAACGCTTTTATTTTTGAGTAGTTCTGATAGTTTAACTGTCTTACTGAAAGTTTCCTTTTCATTCACTTTTTCTTCATGTTGTGATTGTTCTTGAACACCTAACTTCAAGAAGTATTTAGCGTTGGCTTCAATCAACTGATTGTTTTTCTCTTTTAACTTCTCTTTTTCTTCAATGATCTTTTCGTGCTCACCATATAGTGCGGTAAGCCCTTCCTTAAGCGTCATGAGGGTTTCAGCTTTCGCACCCTCTTCTAACTCGGGGTCATTGAATTTTGCAAGATGTTCGTTTAATTCATCTTTTGAAAGCATTTATACTTCATCTCCTTTCTTTACTACTCTTTCATTATAGCATATTTTTGCGTGCATATAATAGGAAGAGACACGGTTCAAAAAGAAAATCTAAAAAACTTTTGAAAAACGCTTGCTTTTTTATTTCTACCTGTGCTATTATTAAGTCAAGGCAAGGGAGCAACACAAAACACTAGACAAACTAATCACATGGCGGCTAGCAAATAGGCTAGTAAAACATTTAAAAGATGCTAGTGAAAAGAGAGTTGTTCCTCTGCTTTAAAACTAAACTTACTTAAAAAGGAGAAACAAAAATGAAAAAATCAATTTCACGTACTATCGTAACTACAGAAGTTAAAATCGCTAAACTTGAAGAGGTAGACGGTGCGCTATCAATCGTTGAATCAGAAGAAACTTTACTAGGTGGTCTTTCTAAAGAAGAAGTAGAAAAAGCTCTTGTGAAAAAACACGGTGCAGGCGTAACTGTAAAAGCAATTGAAACTAAATCTGATCTTTATGAAATGCCTTTAGAAGAGTTTATCGCAAAAGCGGCTGTCAAAGCATTAGAAGAAGACGCAGAATAGTATAGGGTTAGCAATAACCCTTCTTGACCTTTAAGCTTACGGAAAACAAAACTATACTTAATGAAAAGGTGGAAACAATAATATGATGAACTCAGTTAACTTAACAGGCAGATTTACAGCACAACCGGAACTACGAATCACACCGAGTGGAGTAGCGGTACTTAATGGTGTTATCGCTGTACAACGCAACTACAAGAACTCACAGACTGGTGAATACGATGCAGACTTTATCCGAGTACAAGCTTGGAAGAAGACAGCAGAACTTGTAGCAGACAACTTT